TCATTTTAGAAGATCCAAAAGCAAAAGCTTTGTTTTCTCCAGAGGATCTCATTTTATTATTGAGTTTGTCAACTTCTCTGCCCAGCTTCTTGACATCTGCAACAGCTTTGTTGACATCAGCAATAAATTTGTACTTTAACTCACTGTTCTTCTTGGCCATCGCAAATCACCCCTATCAATCGTCGAAATCCGTACTGTTCTTTTCTGCGTCTTCAATCGTTTCTTCTACTATCTTCAAAAGTCTGTCTACGGTAATTGAATCGACTACATTGGGGCTCCACTTATATTGATTTCTTAACATTCTACAAATAGACCCATATAAATCACCTATATTCTCTAAAGTATTCCAAGCTGCTTCTCTCATTCCGAATTCCCATCCCGAATATGGGTAGCTCTTGTTGCCTATGCTCGGGTACCACCACAGCCCCGAGCCGCCTTTTATCGGTTTCGGGTGGACTTTTTCGGCAACAAGGGTGAGAAAAAATTTGTGTAATCTAAACCTTCTCTTATCTCCATTCCACAGTTGTCGCAGTACACAATTCTTCTCCATGCATCTACACCAACTATATTTTTATCCATTTCTTCTTCTACTGCAAGATAGTTCGCTTCAGTTTCGAGATATTTCTTTGAGAACGACTGTCCAGGTATCTTTTTTATTCTGTTGAAATCTGCCTCAGACATTCCAGTTATTCTTATGATGCATTCGTCCCATGTAGCTCTGATCATGTTTGCCTGGCTAGACATAGCCTCTTGGCTTCTATGTATTCTTAACATATCGCCAATACTCAACTGCTTCATCTCTATTTTTCTATATGTTCCACCAGAAAAAGATTTGCCAGGCTGTATCTCAATAGGATCTACCAATTCGACTTCAAAAGAATCCTTAGAAGTTTCTAAATAAAATTCATCGATAAGTCCATCGTCTATGAGTTTTTGCCAGCTTTCGTCTTTTCTAGTATATTTTTCATTCTTTGTTTCACTGCATCTACTACAATGAAAATATTCTGTGATTATAGGTTGTTCTTCGCCTGTCTTCAGTTTGATCGCTTCATATCCTATTTTCCAAGAATCCACGACTTTAATGTCTTCAAAATCCTTCGGAGCCAACACATACTCTTGTCCGTCTTCAGTGAACAACGAAGTAATAGAACCCTTCAATAGGTTCAAGAGCCTTGCTGCACCAGTCTTTTCAGCACCCTCTAGCATTGACAATACTCCGCCCTCTAGTGGATGTACTTCGGAATAATTGAACCATTCGCCTTCTCTTTCTAAACCGCAATAAAGTTGAAATCTCGACATAATTTTAGACCTCTTTTTTTATATTTGCCTACTCTGATATCTTTGTACAGAGTAGGCAAATAGTTGTCAAGTCTTAAACCTGTTCTATGAACTCAGGAAGCAATGTGTATTGTTTTGTATCGACTTCCTTACTGTTTCTATTGAAAGCATTTTTCTTCCCCATCGCACACTGAGTGTTCGAAAGCTGATAAGTTAGAACTGCAGTTTGTGCACTGTCTCTAAATATTACAAAGACATCATAAACTGCTCCAGAAGTACACCAAGCTTGCATTTCACTATACTCTGACAGACCAGCCGAAGCCTGAGTTCCATCACTAGCGATTGCTAAACCTGTGTTTGTTAAAAGAATTGTTATTGGGATTTCTCCAATGTCAAAGATCTGATCACGAACTTTGTATTTCCTTCCACCATCAGCTACATCAATTCTTCCTTCTTCTCCTTCTCCAACTTCTCCGAGTTCGAGAGGGTATATTGTGTATCCATTCACGACTACTTCAACATTTAAACTCGAGGCTCTAGCCATTTATATCCCTCCTAGGACTTAACTGAAGTTACACCAGCACTAGCAAGAGAAAGAATCGCCTCTTCTATTGGAACTGGAGCAACAAACTGTAAGAATATTTCTTCTATACCATTCGCGATATTAGCTAAGGTATTGATTGAAAAATCATTAACTATGATACATACGTCCGTGAATGAGGTACTTGAGCCGTCTTCATTCTGCCCGACAAAAAGATGTCCAGCTTTATACTTTTGATTCATATATGCTCTTACCGCAAGATAATGTGTTTCTTGAGCATTTTTGCCCGCTCTATCTTGTTCGATAGTTTGTAGATACGTTACAATAGATCTTGAATAAAGTATAAATTGAAATAATTGATTCTGGAATTTATACCCATCGTCTGTTGAGAATGTTCTTGCGGAATTGAGTGTTATACCCTTACCGCGCCTGAATCTACTGATATTGATGCTGTAGTTTCTTATGAGTCTTGCACCGACTCCAAGAGTGTCATCGTGAACCAACCCATTACTATCTATAAGAGTTGAATTTGTCTTGAGGACCATCCCTGCTTTATTACCAGCAGCCACTTTAGACTCTCCATAGCTCTCATAAACATTGAACCAATGAGCAGCGGCAACTCCTACCATTGGAATGTCTTTATATCCGTTTATGGTCGTGGGATCAGAAACTTTTATCCATTTGTCGGAAGGGATCATTCCAAACTTAACTGAACCTCGAAGCAGTGCTCCGAAATTTTTAAGGTTATCTTCTGAAGCTCCATCTGAGGCTTGAGCATAATAAATACCTTTGTATCCATCAGTACAAAAAGTAAGCATGTTCAAGTTGTGAGCTGTACTTGCACTTTCTGGAGCCAACAAAATTGTAAATTCTTCTGATTCAAAATATGTTTCAGCGAGAGTTTTCCAGTTCGAATCTGTTGCTGCACTTCCGTCTAAACCACCAGCAAGAGGAGTCCAAGTAGTAAGATCTGCCGGAATTTGGTCCTCTGCTACGCTCACATTAGCAGCGTTAACAGCCATTGTTATGAAATAGTTTCCATCAACAGCGTCATTTATTACAGATGCCAATCCAATAGTATCTGACTGAGCGAAAGGTTCTGTGTCGTCACTCTTTTTCTGATAATCGCCATTTTCATCTTTTACTGCGACTTCAAGTTTAATATCTTGTCTACTAACTACAGTGGTAGCTACAGCTAATGTTGTGGCCAAAGTCAGTGCTGCAAATGTTATAGTCTTTGTCGCGGCAACAATCGTGAGTATTTTTACATATGCTGTGGCGGTATCTACAAATTTAATGTAGTTTCCAACAGTTAGGTTGTCTACACCGTCTAAGACCGCTTCTGTAGCTCCTGTAATAACTTCTGCCGTGAGATTCATAGTGATATCGTTTTTTTGCGTGGTCTTTATTGCTACTTTATTACCAAAAGAAGATGTATCCACAAGGCCTTTATAACCAGCCTTTATATCAAAAATCTTCACGGCAGAGCTTGCAATATCCATCAGTTCATAAGAGGCTTGTGCTGATCCTGAATCCACATAACTCAACACTTTTAATTCACAATTAACTCCGTTATCAAGTTCATCAAAAAAAGACTTCGCAATATAAGATCCTTGATAATTACTATTGAAACCGCCACACTTGGAATAAAAATCTGACATAGAATAGATATCTGACATAACCATGACGTTGCCGTCAGCGTCTACAACTCCTCTTTCTGTTTGAGCAAGAAGAGCTACTTTAAATATATCTACATCTGTCAGTATAGATGCACCCCGAGCTGGCACTCTTTGGATTCTTGAACCATAACCCATTATTCGTTACCTCCATATTCATTTTCTTCTTCAACTTCTTTTTTTACTACTGAGACTTTTGATGCGCGAGGACTTACAATTTGTACTGGCTCGGCCTCTTTAATCTTAAAGAATTTTTCACTCCTCTTTAATTCTCCATAATACATTTTATCCAAGTCTACAGAAATAGACTCCCCAGGCATAAAACTTATCGATTCTCCGCTTATAGTCATTACTTGTTGTGGAGTTGCTGTTTTATTTGTAAAAATTTTGAACATGTTTCCTCCTATCGTTATCCACTTACAGTCGTGGAGAGAGTTATTGTTTGCATCTTTTCGGATCCCGCATAAAGATACGGTTGTGGTTGCAACCTATAATAATACATCATCCTAGGGTTGTTACCAATAATAGAATCAGAAAAAACACTTTCGTCTGACAAATATATGTTTACCCTCTCTCCATCTAATAAGAATTGGAACTCTTCTCCATACTTCTTATTATACTCTCGCGACATTTGCAACAACTTTTTAAGGCTCTTGCAATCTATATATACCGCTATCCCGAGATCTCCGAGGTATTGTTTGAGCTTTGATCCGTTTTTTGTATAAACTGTTGTAAGCTGCTTATCTACAGACAGGTCATAAACTACTATTCCACAAATTGGATCGGGCTGTATGTCGTCATAGTCTTCACTTCTTACTGGACAAAGAATCCTCGCTGTATTACCAATTGCAAAAGCACTCGTAGTCGCTTCAGATAAAAGACCACTTCTGTTAATCAAAGAAACTGTCTCAGTTGTGCCTGCGCCATCGTCAAGCTCCATCAAAGTCGTGTCATTGACATAACCCTCTATTCCAGATTTGATGAAAGCAATTGAAGTTGTACCTATCGGTGCACTTGCAGTCAAAGTTGTAGAAACTCCATAATCTAAATTTATATGAGACTTTAAAGCTTCTATGATATCTACATCACAATTATATGTAACTTTCCTATATCCTGCATAATCTACAAACAATGTTAGGTCTGCAGCAATGCTAGTGAATACAATTGAAGTCGTGTCGGTCATTTTCGAGCAATCTATCAACATATGCGTCCAATCTTTATTTCCGAAATCTTTCCGAGTAAAAGTAAATGTCTCACCGGACAAAGTCATTGTGAAAAGATTGGTACTCAGAGTACCTCTTACATATAAATGCACACTAATCTCTTCCCATTCAGACAAATCAACACTATCAAAAGTGAGAGTAGCAGACTTCTCGCTTTCAGTCCAGACTATTTTCTTACTACTCCCATCTATACTAAAATCAGTATTGTTAGAAATTGCCACACCCGTTGCAGATAAAGACCAGACTTGGGTTTCAAATTCACTAAACATTAACTTTTACTTAGCTCCTTTTCTATAAATTCTGCTGCAGCCTTTGAATCTAAATCATTTGCGAGATACCCTCTCATTGCCCTCATCATGAACGGTCTAGGCGGAACTATAAGCCATTGTTTGTCTTTCTTGAAATATATTTTCCTGTCAGGATGCGCAAAATAACCCCTGACCCTTTCTCCGCTGTCACCTTGAAGCGGTATCCTACATCCTGTATGTTGTATGATTGCTAACTGAGTATATGTAAGATTTTTGTCTTTCCCTCTTTGATCTGGAACTTTTTTCGATTTATTAAAGTATCCGGCTTCTGCATTCTTTTTTCCAGAAGGCTTTATCTCCATAGCTTTTAACAAACCGCCAGTATGACTTTCTGCTTGGTGGTCATCCGTCAAATATCTTGTTAAAGTTCCGGTAGGTCTTATATTCAATGTTCCTTCATCTACAACCCGAATTGTATATTCACGATAAGATTTAGCTCTATGCAAATTAAGTTCTGACGAAGAAACTACCTCGACCAACCGATCAAGGTCTTTTTTAAACCCCTGAATTACTTTTTTATCTAGTTTTATCTCGAAACTCATACCTTTCCACCAATAACAATATAAAGGAAATCAGTTCCAAAAGGACTATAATTCTCTATGTATCTGATGTCATAAGTCTTATCATTAAACCTGAAACCCTTGTATCTACTTTGTATCATCTGTGTCGTGAGTGACAATTTATCTACTGCAGACTTGGATATAAAACATAGTATATCTGTATCTTCAGACCAGCTTATCTTTTCCATCGTTTTTCTATCGTAAGGAGTTAATCTTACTGGAAATGCTTTCAATGTCTGTGTAACTTCAGTCAATGGAGTTCCGAATTCATCTTTAGTCGCGGGTTCAAACAATACAACGTCCATTCCTTGGCTACACACATTCAATACATGTTTCTTCGCATTGGCTTGTGCTGACGACGTCATTCCAAGATCAATTGCCATAATTTATACTCTCCAGGTATTCCTTACTACATCTCCTAACGCTATGTCTGCAAAGCGGACCCATTGCGTAATCAGGGGTATTCTTAGCTTCGTCATATGTCATCACACCCAATTTAGTAGCGGTGTCTTGGTTTAAAGCCAGTATGCTCAGTCCATTGACTTTATTGTTTAATATAGTTTGACACAATTCTCGATCCTTCTTTACCTTTCTATTATCAGAAAGATAATATTCTACAACCTGCTCTCCATCTACAAGAGCAGAGATTGTGTTAGAAATTCTGTCTGTGTTGAGTAGTGTTGTCCTTGCAACCAAATCTATATAATAATCCATCTTGTAGTGCCGGGTAAACTCAACACCATCTTTAAATTTACTCGTGGTCAAAAGATTTCCTTTGTTCATCGCTTTATATACTTCTGGGTATTTTATAAACAGGGATTTCTTGAATCTGTCAATTTCATTCTCTAATGCTGCACCAGTTATTCCAGAATTGGTTAATAATAAATTTTCAGCGATCATTTCTCTTTGAAATGTCCTTAGACTATTCAATATGAAACTCTGAGTCTTAGATACTGTGCCACTCATTAAATTGTCAAACTCTGACAACGTTTCATTTAATATACTTTTTTTTATTTTACTATCTTTTATTCCTGCATTATTAAATATATTATTTGAATAAATATTGTTTAAATAAGTATTAAAATTTTTAATTAAAACAGTAGAGAGTCCAAGCGATAATAAAGATATATTGCGGATTAGTTTATCTTGATCGTTACTTCTCATTGGCCCTTGCTCGGAATATCTTAGATAATACGACATTAACTCCTGGTATTTGACAGATGCAGACTCCATAAATTCAGATACAAACAAATCTGTGGCTTCAAGATCGTAACCTTCTTCGAATAAAACTAAGATGCGTTCCTCATCGTCTTCTGTGAGCTCAAAAGCTGAATAAAAGTCTAAAGGACTTTCTGTTTTAACACTAACGTATGGAATCATTCTATTATAGTCCTGCCAAAAGTATTATAGTCTTGCTCTCCAAAAATAGAGCATGTTCTCTGAAGTGACATTATATCGAATCCAGCAAGTTTCCAGTAAGAATAAGCTCTCTCAAAATAGAACCCTTCTGAGAGATCGCCTTCAGAAGAACCTTCAGAAGATCCAGTTTGGTAAGAATAGCCCTCTACGGTTAATTTACTTCCGGTTTCACTAGAATATAGTTGCCCGGATTTTGCAGATTTAGCTTGCAAAAACTCAAGGCAGATGGTAAAAACTTCAGCCCAATAAAGGTACTCTTCTGTCTGTGACAAATCTACCTTATCTTTCAGAGCTATACGATCATATTCAGTTTTACCTATCTTGTCGTAAAAAGAAATCATCCGGACATCATCTGCAACTGAGGTTAAGTCCACGACAAACAGAGCATCGGAATCATAATCAAAGAAAGTATAGTCGTTCTTCAGTTTTAACTTAACAGAAGTTATTGTGTTTGTTGCACTTAGCACGATTTATTCCTCATCTTCAAGTCTGCCACCTTTCCCTATAGTTCCTCGACCTTTTAAGAAAGAAGTCAAGGAAGTCAAATTCAAGTTCATGTTTTGAGATAATTTCATAGTTTCTTTTAGATCTGACTTGAGATCGATCAGATCATCATTGTACTTAACTTTCAAAAAGTCTACTCGTTCCATACAACGCTTTTCACATCCAGCTCTACTCTTACCATTTTCTCTTACTCTCCAATCCATTCTCGCCAACCAAACAATAGTCGCGATTATATAAACAGATAATGGCCAAAACTCTTTTATTATCTCTAACATATAATATGCCCTTCTTAATCTTTATATAGAATTGCGTCTTCTTTCATTTCTTCTTTTTCCAGTGCTTTTAATTCGGCCTCTTCTTTTTCTGCCAATATTTTCAATTCTACTTCTACTGCTTTCAATTTGGCTTCTTCTTTAGCTTTAGTTTCCGCTGCTTTTTCTTGTGCCTTTAATTCTTCTTTGGAGGGTTTATTCTCTTTTTTTGGCATACTTTCAGAGAAAAGACCGGATTTGACAGCCTCTCTTGCATCTATAGCGTGAGGAAAGTTAACCTCTTCACCGCTCTCATCGTATAATATTACTGACATATAGTTCTCCTTTTTTATTGTTCTCGAGAAGGTCTCCCTTATTTAAAAGGGAAACTATCTTCAAAACACTAATTCTTTCTTGCAAGATATGCCTTGAAATTTACACCAGATGCAATTGTACCTGAAACATGTGTATAAATTCTGACGTATCTCTTAATTACGTTTTCAGCTATAGAGTTTTTGAAATTTATAATGTAACGACCCACGCCCATGTCTACATCGCCAGCAATGGTTGTCGCTGTTTTTGTAGTCCCTGTGGCGATTATGATTTTAGAAAGGACTCCAGTAGTTGCAGAAGTGACGAGGATTTTCCCGCCAGTAATCGCAATTGTCTCGAGAGCAGATGATGCTGTTCTGAGGGCTGCTTGGAGTTTTGTTGCTATTCCGTCCCAATCGTCTGTAACAAGAAGCGCTACAGCCAGCTTGCGGTTTGTCCCATCTGCACTGATGTCGATACCGTATGTTCCACTTGGTAGAGCTGGAACAGTTGCACCAGTAAGAGTCCCGAGGGCTCCTGTAGCATTTGAAATTGCTGCAATACCAGCAGTAGGTGTCACAAGTCCATCTACCGGAGTATCATAAGTCAAAGTATAGTCTGATAATCTGTTGACAGAGTTGACAAAATCATAATCAGCAGCCCCGATCTGAATACTGGCTACCTCATATACGTTTCCTCCGAAGTCTGAATCTTCGCTTATCTGCACCGCAATTCTAAAACTCTCGTCACGAGATGCTACTTCACAAGCGCTGACATCAATTACCATATCGCACTCAGCATCTCCAAGACCTAAGTCGTATATCTTTGCTGCAGATGAAACGGTGGCAGCCGCCGAAGCAGCCACCAGACCAGCATCTTTCATTACCAGGAGAGAATCAAACGATTTGGTAATTTTCATGATGCCTCCCTATTTTTTTGAGAGATATGCAGTAGCAGCAAACCCAGCAACGGTTCCTGCAATAGTCCAATACATTCTCAAATATTGTTTTGCGGTGTTATTTTTTATGATATTGTTGAAAGGTATCACATATCTACCAGTCGTCATATCGGTGTCCCCACTGATTGCTGTTGCATCACCAATAACAAGCGACGCTACTTGATAGTAGTCAGAAGCGAAATCGTCTTCACTGCTAACCTGAACACCAAGAGTTACGACCTCATTCCCGGTATCTACATCAAGGGTAGAAACGTCTACGATGATGTCTCCACCAACGAAGCCTTCTCCAAGATTAAGAATCCTTGCAACTCCTCCAACTTCTCCAGCTTCAGACGCGGTGATGGATCCACCGTCGTCAAGGAGCAGGGCATGATCATAAGTTTTTGTTATATTACTCATTATCTACCCCCTTATGCCACTACCGCGAGATTTCCGATGTGCTGGAGTCTTGCTGCAGATTTACCATGAAAGATCGCGAGTCCGTTATACCATTCAACTCTAGTACGAAGAGCGGGTTTATCCTCAAGCTCACCTAGGTCACGAACATCCATTCCACCATTCTGTAGACCAGTGAATTTCCCATCACCGAAGCTTGTACAATAAATAGAAGTAGAGGTTGCTCCGCCTGAAGTAGAAGCTTCTGTGAATCCAAGTATTTGAGATCCAGTGTTGTCTTCGTCAATTATAAGAATCGGTAGATCGTTGTATTTAGTCACTGATCTTCCAAAAGCATCAAGATCATATGTAATGTATCCACCAACAGAAGTCGTTCTTGCTGCGGCTGAAAGTCTACGTTTCATAGTCTTGTTCATGATTAGGTACTGAGGCTCATTTACAGCATCTACCAATTCATCAAGCTTCGCAAGACTGAGAGCTGCTCCACCAGCAGTTACTCCGCCATCTATAAGTTGGTTTCCAGTACATCTTACTTGAAGACCATCAAATTCTCTAGGCTCTGAAGCTTGATCGCCCTTAATGAATTTTAAAGTCCAGTTGAGTGCAAGAGCTTTAACTTTCATCGCTTCTTGAACTGATCTTTGATTTTCACCCATTGTATCTAAAATGAATTTATCAACATCAAGATCTCCACCTGCAATAACGAGAGGTTCTGTTATCGGATTGAGAATTCCTGTGCTTTCTGTGTACCCTTCGTTTACGCCACGAAAGCCGATACCCGGGAGAGTTTCCTCTCTATTATATCTGTACGCGTTACCGTTGATGTTTTGGAACGGTAATACCATTAAGACGTCGGAGCTTCTAGCATACAGCTCGATTATTGCTGAACGTATTGGGTCTCCTGCGTAAAGTTTACTGGCTTCTACAAGTGTTAATGCCATTTAAATCCTCCTAAGATTTATCATCGTTATTGTTTCTTTGCTTGATCTCTTGCATGTTGCATCCTTTCGGTAGGGTTCAGCTTCATCATTTCCGCTTCACTCATACCGCCTCTATTTCCACCACCACCGCTTCTTGAACCACTACCCGCAGGCGCCGTATTCATGAGATGATGGGAATTTCGCTCAAGTTGTATCCATCTTTTGAAAAGCTCTTTCGGTGTGCCTTCTACTGCTTCAGGCTTACCGTCTGTGCCCTCTAATGAAAGCATGACTCTGGTTTCAAAGTTTCCGGTAAGTTTTCCTTCACCGTCAACAACCTCAGAGATTTTTGCACCACCTTCAATCTGGAATAATATTGCTGCTTGCTCTGGGTTACACAATTTAGAATCACCAAAGCTCGACATGATATCTGTTTTGAGTGTTGAACTCTCAAATCTAGTTCTCCAATTCTGTGCCTCTTCTGTTGCAGTCTTCGCAATCTTTTCATGTTCTCCAATCACTTTTCTCGCATTAGCTTGTGCTCTTTCTTCTGCACTCATTGCTTCGAGCTGTAATTTTTCAAGTTCTACTTTAGAGAGTGACCCCTCTGCTGCTTCTTTCTCGAGTGCTTCAATAGTCGGTTTGTACTTCCCTTCAGTTTCTTTTCTTGTCTTGGCAATAATATTCCCAAGCAAAGCGCTCATGTTTTCGGGTATCTTAATCATCTGTCCGGTCTGAGGATCTTTGAAATCGACCATCTTTGGTTCCGCTGCTCCAGCTCCCATATCTGCCGGATCGCCTTCGTCGTGCATCACTGTTATCGGGGTTGATTTACCCAGATATCCATCCTTTAAAAATTGTCTAAGCATCTGTTGCTCCTTGCCCTGTTAGGTCTGTATTTTTTTTGATTACATCTGCTGCTGCGTTCACATCTATACTTGACTTGCTTTCTTGCTCAATCGTTCCAACTGAATTGCTTGAATCGATTTCTTTATTTATTTCTTCGATCACCTGCGGTTCAAGATAATTTCCCATAGTTTTCTTGACCAACAATTTAGTGACTTCTTTGTTAAGCGTTTTTATAGGTAAGACCAAAAGTTCTGTAAGTAACGTAACCTCTGTTACTAAATCTTCATCACTAAAAGAAGAAGTGTAATCAACTTTAATATCCACAGAAAAGTCCTGATTCCAAGCCCCTGCGGTTCTAAAGATCCACTCTTCTAATTTTCCCATCATCAATGCACCAGAAATAAGAAGAGCTTTCATTTTTTGAAAATCTATTTTTTTAGCTGCTCCAGATTTAACAAATTCTTTTGTTTCGTCTGTACTTAAACCAACCTTTTTTAGGACTTCTGCCATATAAAAAGTTATAGCTTTTATGAATGGTTCTACGTCTTGAAGACTATGCCCAATAAAAGATGGAGCCGTACTCGCAGTAATATCGTATGGTATTATGCTGAGAGGGCCAACGCCACCCATAGTCATACTCTTCGGGACCTCCCCTGTTTTGGTCGGATAAGCAAGCATCTTAAAAGTACCTGCCGCAAGCATTTCATCCATGTAACTCATATTGTTATAGATCAATTTAGAGACCATAGCAATATCTTCACATACACTTTCCGAGATAAAATCGCTATTATCATCTCTCCAGCTCACGAAACGAAAAGGGACATAACCAATTCCGTGTTCTTTTCTGCCTCCAGAAACTATAGACTCACTGCCTTCCCTTTGTTCGAAATTCTCGTATCCCATTCTATCCCAAAGCGTATAACGAGTTACCGTTACTCCAAGAGACATAGGATCTGAATGATCATAAAAAGAATTGTCGAGTATAACCCAATCCAAGCCACCATCGTCAGAGTTAATATTAAAATCTCTTATACGAAAAGGTAAATATAAGGTTGCATAAGGATTTATTTTATTGTCATTGGCATCTTTTTTTGTTTTGATTACTTCTGGATTGAAATCCGGCATATCTACTAAAACACCGCAAGTGAACATGAAAGAATGAGCGGATACGTTGCGCATAAACTCACTTATTTTCTTGTCGCCACTCATGTTATCTACAAGATAATGATATTTCTGTGGAATCTTTCTGATAGGTTCGTTTAAATATAGAAGTCCTGACATCATGTCGACAATAGGACTGACCTGATTAAAATATACCGCTCTTTTCTTTCTTGTTTCGAAGGATGCCGGAGACTCCTTTGGGTACTTAATAAGATAACCAGCCTCACTAAAGTTGGTTCCACCGAGGTAGGAATTATATATCAGTTTCCAATTCTCGTCTTTCTTTTTTAATTCAGGGTGTCTCTGTCTTAGTATCAACTCATATGTTTCAGCCAATCTATTCCTCGCTTTAAAAAGTTGCCTTTTATCGCGCAGGCAAGCGAATAACCTTTTCGCGGTCAACGATTATACAATAGAGCAAGCAAAGTCTTGCCATGATTATCATATTATATTAGTCTTGTCAAACATTTTTTATAAACACCCCTCAAATCTTTGGAATACAAAGTGCTGCTGTCTAAAATAAGAAATCCCCATTTCCATACAGTCAGGTCCATCATCGTGACCATACACCGGATAAAATATTATTTGGTTCATCATTTCTGGATATCTAGTCATGTAATCTGATAAGAAGCGAACTGCCCCGGAATATAAATCTGGTTGTGTACTAAGTATTCTCTCGTTTTTGTTCGAACTATGATGTATAGGTTCATACTGCATTAACCAACCCGATCTATCATGAGCATCTTTCAAAGACTGCTCGATTAAAGTGATACCATTATTCTCAAAAACTATTGTGCGACATCCATATTTCTTATTGCGATCAGCTATCTGATGAACAATCAAACTCAACTCAACCTTTTTATCGATAGCATCTATTATTGTCATAATCCCTTCTTGAACATGAAACCAAATTGTCATGGGATAATCCGAAGAAGCCTTGCCGAGAGAAGGGTCAAAAAAGCACACAATTTGTCCATCTTTTATATTCACCTGTTCTTCTCGAACAAAAGTCAACTTTTTGAAGTCAAATATCTGCATGCCTTCCATCATGGCCTGATTCATATACTGACAACTAAAAAACACGTCTGACATATCAGCTCTGATCTCTGCTATCTTTTGATTTGAAATAAAGTCTGGATAATTGCTTTCTCCCGCATCATTACAAATAGATTCTGATTCCACATCCCACTTTTGAGCTTCTGGAAGTTTTTCGTTTTTCTCTAGTGTCTGATTGGTTAAGTCTCTCATGTGCCAAATAGTAGAAATGTAATATATCGTCTCGAATTCTATCTTAGTTTTCTTGTCTTTGAATGGGACTAAAAGAGGCTTTAGACCATCGAACCATCTAATTTTCGATTGTCTGGTTGCCTCGCTCTCACGGTCGTTAATGTCACAATTTGCAACAAGTACTCCATTGGCCACAAACTCATGGACAGACTCAACAGTTATGTTGTACACGTCCATTTTTTTTGGGCGCATAGCTTGATATTCCCAGCCGCTTGTATTCTGACATTCTGCATTTTCTGGAACAATATTTTTGTCTTGTGCTGGAAATGGTTTTAACGAGGAACTTTCCTCCGCAGACCAAGCATACCTTTTCAACCATTGGAGAGTTTTTATAAACCTCCCTAGATTTAGCCCTACCCTCGTCAGATTTGTGCCACTCACTCGCGAGATGACGGTTATCATGTAAGCTTTGTATTGCAGCTTTCTCGTGTTTTGGATCGAGAAAAGCTTCCCTCGCATGTTCTGAGCAATGTTCTCTCCCCGGTCTGATTTCAAGATTCTCAATTTCGTTGTTATCGACATTGCCATTCTTATGATGGATATGAAAACCACCAGGAATTTCTCCGTTATGATACATCCAGACTGCACGATGTAAAATAGAAATTTTTCTTTCAATATTGCCGCTTGAGAAAAAATATCTTCGATGAGCCTTTCTTTTAGACTCTGGGTATCTTCTGTACTTGACTCCGTTAAATTCAATAACTTCGGCCTTACCAATTTTTCTGACTTCCATACGCTCTCCTCGTACTTTATTATTGTGTCTTCGCCTATTTCGCTTAAGCTAACCTTGCCCCTGTTTTTTGTTATTATTTTATGTCTCTTTGTGCAAGTTAGCACTTTTCCGTTTATATCGTGATCATAAACCATGGCATTCTTCTGAGTGACTCCACTCCAAGTGACCTTTCTTAGTCCGTATCTTGTGACTACTTTGTCACCGACCTTTATGTCTTTTATAGAAACATCTCCATGGCTTGTTAGTACAGGAGTTTCAGGTGCAAAACAAGGGTCATCGACGATAATGATGTTAGGGTGTACTCCATTGCTGGACCCCCCGGCAGTTCTTAAAATGAGGCTGAACCCCTTTCCCGACCTACCCTTGATATTGAATACATCTGCGGTGTTCTTTACTCCTACCTCTTTTGTTATGCCGAAGATCATAGAGTAGAGAGTTTCTCCCTTGTCTGAACCAATATATTGGCTTAATTTATCCGCGACCTCTTGAAGTAAGAGACCGTTTGCAGAGGTATAAAATATTCTTATCTCTGGAGAGATGCAAGCCCACACATATAAAATAGTTCCTATACCATAAAGGCTCGTTTTGAAGCTACCGCGTGGCTTCAACCTCATAACCCTTTTTTTGTTTTTTAAGATCGCGACTTGGTGGTCATCTGCCCAACGCTTATGAGTGATATCAGACATCAAATCCATCTCGAGCACATATTTTACGAAGAAGAAAAATGACGAGATAGACCTTTCCATAACTATTCCACACAAAGCTATCTTCACATTATCGTCGAGAATGTTTGTCCCTTCCAAGTGAGCCTTCAAAAGAACTAATGCTTTGTGTGCCCTATCTTCCGCCTTCTCTTTCTCGTAATTCCTACCTTGCTCTTCTAAAAGGACCTTCTTTTCCCATTCAGCTTTCCTCTTAGCTACCTGTTCTGGGGTTGACGTTAATAATTTTGAAATTTCCATCCTCAGTTTTCTCCTTCACTTCTCCTATATCTAAGTCGTCCAGAACATCTTTTACGTTTATTACCATTTGCCTTATGTCTACGTTCTGCTGCACCTGAACTGGTCCGCCATCAGCCCCGACTATCTCTTTAATTTTACGGTCAGGAATTATCTTTTTGAGTAACATTTCAGCGACTCTCAATTGCATATTTTCGTCGGTGCTGTCAAGAAGCTTGAATAAGACATCAAGTATATGCTCTGTGTTGTCGTCTAGTCTCTTCAAGACATACTCGTACTTCTTCAACTGTAACGCTTTTGGGGTTCTTCCTGCGCCAAAGGGAGCATTGTTCACTTTAAGTTCATCTGGAACTAAAGCTGGGTCAATTTTAAAATCGACCTCTTTTTTCTTCCGCGTTCTTTTCTTCAGAATCTTAGTCTCGAATTTCCCGGGATTATCTACTTGCGATTTCCCCATTTGCGTGTCATCACTCATTCCTTTCCTCCGTCAACTCTTTATGCCTATTTCTCATTGTACTCGCACAAACTCCGACTATTTTGGCAAGCCCTGCTTTATTTTTTTTGTCATAAAATTCTAAGATCATTGCGTCTTGTTCTGCAGTAAATTCTTTAACTGTATTATGTCCCGCATCTCTAATTGCGTTTAACTTCTCTAGCATTTCTTCTGATAATTTGAATGTTTCTGTGATTTTTTTGCCCATCGTTATACCTTAATAATCCTTTCTTTTTCTATTGTCTTGTTCTCATTCAATAATGATTTATTTATAGAAAAATTATTTTTATCTACAATATCTATCCACATTATACCCACGTCATAAAACCCACTATATTTTCTCCCATACGCGAGGCCTTTCATCTGCAAACATGGGGTAGATACCGCGGTGTAAAGATTTCTTTCTATTACGATCATTTCATGTATGTGACTCCTAACGTAGATATCTGCCCTAGCATTACCGTTCGTAGAGTCATTTATCAACTGAACCACGGAAGATGATTGCAATGGTGTTGCAGATCCATAGGCTGTTCCACTTTTTCCTGTGGTGTGCTTGGCTTGTATTATGCACCCGTTCACATCTATTTTTTGTGTATCAGCGATAGAAGATTTGAAACGTGATGCTATCCGATCTTCATTTTCAATGTCGGTCTCGACGTGATAACAAGTTCCTCTAGTAAAAACAAATTTTTTTGCTTTTGTAAGCTCGAGACATTCTGTCGCCATATTTATCTGATCTTCCATATCTGTGGTTAAGTTCTGCCGGGGATTCTTTTTACTTGGTCCTTGCACTAAATCGCCGTTGCATAAACATAAGTCTATTTTCCCGAGACTTTTTATAGTTTTTGCATAAAAGTCCCAGAGTATTTTTTGTGCTTCTCTGTGAGAGTTCCAGTAGTCTGGCGGAGTTAAACCTTTCAGGCATCCGCAATGCAAATCCGACAAAACCAAAACCCTCTTGAATTCCTTGTTTTTCATATTATATTAATCCGTTTTTTCTATTTTGAATTTACTTAAGGCTGCATAAATATTTTTCGGCAAGCTGTCTTTGAGTTCTAGTGAAATATTTTTAATTAAGTTTTCCTTAAAAGCTTTGTAGGCCAAAAAAGCTTCGGATTCAGTTTTAAACCTACCCAATTCAATCGATCTCCCTGCGCCATCGCTGCATCTAGATCGGTAGGCGTTCGCATGAGTGCTAACCCCTAGCAGGCAAGAGCCCCTGTTAGACCTATTGTTTATTAGCAACGAATTGACTCTTGCAGGTAAAAAGACACAAGTTCCAGAACTATAGATCTTATTTCCTTTCACTAACAGGTCTTTATCAAGCTCCATTTCTTCTTCGTTGACCTGATAAAAATTTTTGTCATACCATAATGCGAATTTTTGAAAATTGTGCCATTCGGGAGACACCGAGCATCCAGCGTATGACGGATGGTTCTTGAATCTTTTAGTGCCATAACATCTTTGAAAAATATCTACCCACACTTGGTATTTAACTGACTCAGATGTCTTTTCAGCTCCAACACCAAAAAATCCGACCCCCTGAACAGATAAATCAAAAGGATTTCTTACTTTGCCTCTCTTGAAGTCATTATAGCAGCAGGGTTTTCTATGCTTGTGAGCATCCTGGAATTCAATGACTATATTATGTACATTAGTATACTCGACAATTTTCATTTTGGTTCCGTAAGCATTAGTGAAGATTTCGCCAGTCCTGTCTATAAATTTTTTGCCCATCATCCCTCTCATATATTGTATATATACAATATATAATAAACACACATAAAAAAAGCAAGCATAAAAATATCCCCAAACAATGGGGAAGATTTCATAATTCTAACAATAAAGTTTCTTTAAAACATTTGAGGCACAAGATGTATGGGGGATTTGCAAAAATAGTGACGAAGTTGCCAGACCCACAATGCTTACAAACTATTTTAACTTCTCGCATTCTTATTTTGCAACTCCTTAATCTTTTTTTCTAAATAGTCGATCGCCCCCATTGCTAAATCTGTTCTTGGCATAGTTATTGACAGCGAGTTATAGTAATCGCGGTATTCTTCGGCTGGATTTTTGATAATGTAACCCCCTCTTTTCGCAATCTCCAAAGAGCTTAGGACAAAAGCTTTATTCTCTTCTACCGAAATTGACTTCAGCATTCTAACCGGTATGCTGTTTTCAATCAAATTTACAAATTGGTCCTCAGTCATCTTTATCTTTCCGAACTCGGGCTTTGGACTTCTATACTTAAACGGATCTTCTTGCCATCTGTGCCCGCATGTCATACACTTACAACTTTCTGTTTTTCCGTCTGAAATGATCTCCATGTTCTTTTCGCCACATTTTGGACACTCATATTCTCTTAACCCCATTCTTCACTCCTTGTTATATTTTTTATATGACCACCAAACAAACCCACCAACACTACAGAAGAAAACTGTTTGCGAAACCAACATCAGAATTAAAGCAACTTCCATTTCTTTACACATTTGAAGAAGTGCGTCAAGCTGGGCTACTGTCATTTAAGCCTCCGTTTCTATTATTGTCAACTTCTTAGAATTGTATATGTCTGCCGGAGTAACTTGCCAAGACGGCTTGAAAGAAATGTCTATATCGGCGTCTTCGAAAGTCTTTGCAATGAATTCAGAACAAATCATTGCACTCTTGCTCACATCCGGAATTCTGTTTATGTGGAATATGTATTGGAACAACATTGCGATCAATTGGAAATAGGAATATTTCTTCCCGAGACTATTTTCCACCGAGATAGAAAGACTTCTGTATATTTCAGAATTGAAATTGCCATATCTTGCTAGATATATTTTATAATTGGAATCATAATCTTTCAGATCTTTTATACAAACCCCAGTAGACACAGCCTGTGCGATATTTCCACCAGGAAGATAGAGTGCCACATGTCCGGCTTTGTATTCTGTGACCTTATAGATCATTTTGTGCAACCACGATTTGGGGTTGTATATGATTATTATGTCGAATGGTTCGATGATATCTTTGTAGGTCATTTCGGTTTACTCCATATTTTTAGAAGCATCCTGCCAACAAAGAAAACAAAAGTCAAGAACGAAATGAAGAATATCAATGTGGACATAATGCTATCAACCAGATAAAAATATGTTATTGAGACGCCCCAAAAGAACACGAGGTCCGAAAAGATTCTATTCTCCGTCATAATCGGCCTCATCAAATGTTATTGGTACGTTGAACTTCTCGCCTTTTAGCATCATGTTATAAGCTTTTATCTGATCAAGCTTGACTAAATAGCCCACTATCGGGCGGAGGAACCAATTTCTACCTGTTATTTCTTGCTTCACAAAGTCTATGTAAGCGGGTATTCCGCGATATTTAATTTTATTTTTCATCATATGACCCCTAATTCTTTTAATGTCGGTTTCAAGTGGAGATATGAATCCGCAGTAGTGCTTATTGAACTGTGACCTAAAAATTTAGATACCTTATCAAGACTTACTTCTTTATCCATGAGGTCATAAGCTCTACTATGTCTCAACGAGTGAGCACTTATATCTTTTCCAATTTTGAGAGAAGCTTTTCTTATCGCTGTTGT